TAGGCAAAGAAGTTGCGCCTTTAGGCGCCACATACAAAATTGCGAATCAACGCTCTCAACCTTCCTCTCCTACATCAAAAGACGCACACAAGCGTGGTGCGCAACCCATCAAATACGTACAACGTAAGGTGGGTACAAAAGCCGCAAAAAACACTGAGTTGTTAACTCGTGGTTTGGAGGAAGCCATTGATAAGAATGGACCCTCGCTTGATCTCCCTCAAGAGATGTTAGACCCTATTCCGGAAATACCTGAGAACGCTCCATTAAGAGCGTTTAATGCATTGGCGGGGAAAAAATATACTCTAACACTGAGTGAGACAAAAGCCGGCTGGTTTTCAGCAGCCACTAAGGAAATACATGTTCTCCAATTTGATGATGCTTTTATACCCTATGATTATGCCAACATCGACGCACGTCCAGACTCTTCAACTGGAGTCAAGATAACACACTCTGACCCGTTACTCATGAAAGTCATGTGGATGCGCCAGATGTGGTATAATACATTCGGTGATGATAGCATCATAAATTCAAAGTGGTACACATCTGTTGAAAATAATCGTTTATCAAATCGGTCAAGTTATCTTGTGATATCGGTAGAGTTGCTAAGTCAGATTACCTGGGCTGCAAATATTGATTTCACTATGAGTCCTGCTAAGGCTTGGCAACGTATTAAGTCTGTGGCGCGGTCTGTGGCCACAGTTAACATTGACCGATTTTTGTTTAGCGAGCAAATCATGGAAAATACCATGAAAATCGCTTTTTTCTTACATCAATGCAACATTGAGAAAAATGTTGACCATTTAAACTTATGGGGCCACCCCCTGACCGGCTCTACATGTTTGGAGCCAGACATGCAGAGCTATTACGTGAACAATTACCGAAAGTTAAGGCCTCAACCGACATACGTGTTGCACTGGAGCCTCTTACCTGTGATGTTCATGTTGGTCATGTGGTGGCAGTTAATCCAATGTTTGGCATCAACGATTATATCAACTATCACGCTGATGGTTCTGACACCGTTACGGCTGTCGCTGGCTTTTGCAAAAGAGTGGCTGTGGAGACGCCCCATGCAAATGCTGATCTTTTTGAAGAGTTCCATCAATTCGTTGTGCATTGGTGCGGGGAAAATCTTACGCCACTTGCTCCTTCCACTGATTTCGATATTGAGACCTGGTTGGCAGCAACAAATTACAAAGAAACACGGAAACAACAACTTCGAGATATTGCCTCAACATTTGTTGAGCCCTCACGAAGGGAACGTGAATCATGTAAGTCTTTTGTCAAAGACGAATTCTACGACGGTATCAAGCATGCCCGTACTATCAATGCACGGTCAGATTGGTTTAAGGCCTATTGTGGTCCCATGTTCAAGCAAATTGAACATGAATTGTTCCAAGACCCAGCCTTCATTAAATACGTCGCCGTGGCGGACAGACCAGATTACATCCGAAAACGAATGCTTGGATACTCTTATGTATCCACCTCTGATTTTAAATCCTTTGAGGGATCATTTAGTCCAAAGATGATTCGTAAAATCGAGGGACACATGTATATGTACATGTTGTCGCGTTGCCCAGACATGCAACATCGTATGCATAAGGTCATTAAAGTTATGACCTCACGCAACGTATTGAAGTTTAAGGGCTTTAAGGGCTCAGTTTCCGGCGTAAGAATGTCTGGTGAGATGTGCACATCCCTAGGCAATGGCTTCACTAACATGATGTTGATGAAGTTCTATTGCCATAAGACGAATAATGATTGTATTTCAGTCTTTGAAGGCGATGATGGCTTGCACTTGTCACGTGAGCCTTTCCAAGAACCAACAAAATTTTTTGCACAATTGGGTTTCAATCTCGATTTTGCAAAAGCTGCTTCCATTCAAGAAGCCAAATTTTGTGGTTCTCGTTTTGATGATAATCTTAATACTCATATAGATGCTGTTAAAGTCATGCTTAATACTCCATGGCTGAAGAGCATCTATCATAAAGCCAATATTTCTACTCTAAAAAGCCTGTTGAAGGCACGTGCAATGTCTATACTTTACCGTTGCCCCAATTGTCCCATAGTTAGCAGTTTTGCTCATTGGATATTGAGAGCAACGGTTGGTGTCAGAGCACGTGCTGAGCAGGGCACGCCATATATGGCTAACCTCATGCGTGAGGTTTTTCTAAAGTACAAGTATTCAAATCCAGTCATCAGCATGAGTGCCAGGTGTCAGTATGCACGCACTTTTGGCATTTCAGTTGATGACCAACTCACTTTGGAGAGTCTGTTTGATTCCCAAAACGAGTTAGTCCAATTGTCGCACCCAATTTTTGATGATCTGTTCGGTCACATTAGGTTGAGATTGGCCATTCTGTATGTTCATGATACCGAGTGGATGGTGCGAAACATAAATGACAAAAACGAAAAACCAAAAGAAGCAATCACAAGCAAAGCAAAATGCACCATTACGACCCCAACGTCCACGCAGAACCAATTTGCCGCAATTGCGGCCGCGACCTGCCTCATCCAACGACATGTATAATCAGTCTTTTGGATCAAAACTGGGATCATTCATTGGACATGGTGCCCAGCAAGTCATTAAGGCTATTACGGGCTTTGGTGACTACAGTATTGAAAATAATACTTTGCTTGATGGGGGTATGTCTCCCCCTGAAGTTGTGAACACTGTTAAAAAGAATGGTGTTATATTAAGACACCGTGAGTACATCATGGATATAAAGTCGTCTACAGATTTTAACAATATTACGTTGGAAATCAATCCTGGTTTGTCCGGGACTTTTCCGTACTTATCTCAGATTGCTGCCGCTTTTGAATTATATCGCATGCGTGGGCTTGTGTTCGAGTTTAAGAGCACGTCCTCCGATGCGATTTTGTCGAGCGGCAGTTCTTCTGCTTTAGGAGTGGTAGCGATGGCCACTCAGTATAATGCGCTAAATCCGCCATTCACATCGTCTTTACAATTACAGAATCATGAATACGCAAATGCATCAAAACCATCTTGCGATTTCATGCATCCTGTTGAGTGCAAACGTTCTGAGTTACCCAATACCGAATTATATATACGTACTTCAAGTATACCTCCTAATTCCGATAAACGTTTGTACGATCTGGGACAATTCAACATTGCTACGGCCGACATGCAGAATGCTGGTCAGGCTGTCATAGGCCAGCTTTGGGCCACCTATGAAGTTGAATTTTTCCAGCAAATTTATGCCACTCCCTTCACTATTAGATCAGACCATTGGCAAAACTCCTCAGTCAGCTCGTCAGCTTGGTTTGGAGCTGTTCATTCGGCCCCTGCTGCCAATACGTTAGGGCTGACTGTTGGGTCCAATACTCTCAAATTTCCACAAAGTGTGAGGGATGGTACCTATCTTGTGTATATGAGGTTTGATCAAGGATCCTCAGTTGCATTCGCCCCGCCACTGTATGTGGTTACTCCCGACTTAACGTTGCAAACGCCTTTTGTTGGTAGCACCGCTTTTGGTGGCGATTCTGCGGGTACATCTCAAATCTTTCATCTGACATATGTCGTCTCTGTGGTTAATCCAGGACCAACTATTACGTTGTCTGGAGGCACTTTAGCTGGCTCCACCACAG